TCGAAGTTTCTGTTGTTCCTACTAAGTATTCAGATTGTGCTCCAATTATTGAAAAAACCTTATCAAAAGTTAGTGCAAGAGAATTTGCTAAAAGACTTTGTTCAGGTTCATATGCAATCGTAAAGACCGATGACAGAGGATTGAATTATTGGCAAAGAATGGCTGAACTTGCACAAGGTTCATCTGTTGGAATGAAGAATTTACACTCTGCCTTGAAACCACATGTTGAAGAAACATTATTAAATAGTGTATTAATTGCACAATCACAAGAAGCTGAAGTTAAGACAGCATCCAAGAATAAGTATGTTGTTTCCATGAGAAAAGGATCTGCAGACGTAGATCTTTCAAATGCAACTTCTACAAGTGAAAAGTTTACATTGGGAAATTATTCTAGTTTTGGTTTAGCAGATGAATTTATGGTTAAAGCTGCTGACACTGTTTCTCCTTATGCAAGATTAAAAAGAGCATTAAGAGATTAGTTTTTATTTTTCGCACTAAACAAGCCGCTTTTTCAAGCGGCTTGTTTAGCTTTGTATAACACTTAAAATGGAACAAAACAAACAAACTATTGATGCAATAATGGTTCCTGAAGATGGTCCAAAGAAACCATCAAGATTATTCAGGGATATCAAAGAGGGAGAACAACCTTTAGTTCCACTTCCTCCTGATAATATGACTGATATTTCTTATCCTCAGTTTATAGAACCAAGATGTGTTATTTGTACTTCTCACTTAAGAGATATGGTGGAACACGTATATCTTGATTCAGGAAAGAAAAATCAGGCTGTAATTGCTTTTTTTGCAGAACATTATGATGCAAAATTAAACTGGATGCAAGTTAATACTCATATGGAGATGCACTGTGATTTCAAGAAAATCTCCATATCAGGTCTCAAGAACTACGAACAAAGAGAAGAACTTATTGCTCCTTGGATTTTTAGAGAACATCAACTTGCATTAACAGCACTACTAGTAGAACTAGATGATGTAAGAGGTATTGACTGCTCAAGAAATAATGAAATGAAATTAAAAAGAGCAGCAATGGTAGAAAAACTTATTACAAAAATCATGATGCTCAAAGATTCAAGAGATAATCAAGGCATTTATAATATAAATATATTTGAAATTTTGGCAAAACTTCATGAGCAAATGGAATCTGAAGCTGATAAGAAAAGAATTAGAGAAGAAATTCAAGTATTAAAGCTCAAAGTTCAACAAGATAACTAATGAGAAAACCAAATACAGCTAAACAATCTCAACTCGATCTAAGAACTCAATTATTACAACAAGCAAACTCAGTAACAGATTTTCTAAAAGAATCTGGATATGCTTCAGAGTTCCTAGAAGAAGTATTACCTGCTACAAGATCTGAAGTTGCTCCTCCCTCTCTTCCTGAAAAATCCAGGTTTAATCCAGATCAAATTGTAGATATTATTACATTTATTGAACATCCATATTTTTGTAATCTGAAACCTTATCCTTGGCAGAAACTTATTCTTAAATGTTTCTATATGGGTCAAGAAGGTAATACAAATCTAGAAATAAATGATAAAGAAAATCAAGTTGATTGTCAAGGCTGTGTTTGGAACTATATCAATCAAAACGAACAAGCATTTCATAAAAACTATCAAGAGGGAAAACAATTTAAGACTATATTTTCAGTAGTCAACTCCCCTTGTTTACAGTGCAAAAGACAAGATAATTCAATCAAAGCATCAAGATATCAATCTGCTAAAGACGAAGCTACAAATCCTGATGCAGAGAGACAAGTCACATTATTGGAAGAAAGACCAATCATTGACAATTATCAATCTGAAATGGATCTGATTAACTCTGAAGAGTTTGATCCAAAACTCAGAATGCAAGTTTTAGAAAAATGCGAAAATAAATACAAATTTCAAGAACTTGTTTTGGTATTAGGAAGACGTTCTGGAAAATCATTCTTAGTGTCAGCAATGGCACTTTATGAACTATATAGATTAATTTCTATGGGTCATCCTCAATCTAGATACGGATTGATGGAATTTGATGAAATAGTTTTGCTAAATGTTGCTAGAAATGAAGAACAGGCAAAGAAAGCTATCTTCTCAAAAATCAAACAAACAGTTCTAGCTTCTCCATTTTTTGCTCCTTATATTGGCAAAGATACAGAACTTGAAATGCGTTTTTACACTGAACATGACAGAAAAGAAAATGAGAGAAGGTCTGAACAAGGTCTAAATCCTTTTGCTGGTAGTCTTGTTCTTAGATGTGGTAGTAGTAACGCATCTGGTCTTGTTGGTCTTACTTGTTGGACTATTATCATGGACGAAGTTGCAGCTATGGCAGGAGATAATCCTGATTCTGGTGTTGACTATGCACTTTATGATGATCTAAAACCATCTCTTGCTACATTTGGAAGAGATGGAAAAATGATGATGCTTTCTAACCCTAAAGGACCTATTGGATTGCTTTATGATCTTCATGAAAATAGACTTGAAGACCATACAACTCTAGTAATGAAACTACCAACATGGCTTACTAATCCAAATATTGATAAAGCTTGGCTAGATGATCAAAAGAAGAAAAACCCTGTTGAATTTCAAATGCAATATGGAGCTGAATTTGGAGCATCATCTTCAGATCCTATGTTCGTACAAGATGACATAGAAAGAATGTTTAGAAGTATGTCGATGATCAAAAGAAAGGAAATGGCTTCTGGATTTTTTGATTATTTCTGTCACTTAGATCCTGCTAGAACTTCTGATTATTATGCTTTAGTTGTTGCTCATACAGAAAATATGTATGGAAGTATAGGACCAGATTTTAAACCTTTGAAAAGAGTTGTCATTGATCATATTCATTTCTGGAACCCAATGACAAAAAATCAGCCAGTAAAAGAAAAAGATGTTGAAGAATATGTCATAGATTTACATAGAAAATTTCGTTTTAAACAAGTTTCTATTGATCAGTGGAACTCTCAATCATCTTTGATAAAACTACAATCTCATGGAGTACCTATTGTAGAAAGACAATTCAATAAAGAGTATAAAGAGAAAATATACACAGAACTATCTCAACTCATTAGAGATGATCGTGTTGATATTTATGATTTGTCTGGTGGTAGTTATTACGATCTTGATAATAAATTAGTTCCTCTCAATGAAATACAAGAAGCAAAAATTCAATTTTTATTTTTGCAAAAGAAGTGGAAAGGAAAGAGATACTACATCGAAGCATTGTCTGGATACAAAGATGATATTTGTGATGCTGTAGCTGCTGTAAGTTATGAATGTTTAACAAATAAGATAGTTCAAAGATTGCCCAAATCTAAAATGGTTAATTTAAACAGAAGATAGCTATATATCAAAGGTTATTGATATTTATAATAAGAAAAAATCATTATGTCTAAGAATGTAAGAACAGCTCAATTTGGTGGTGTTGGTGGAGGAGGAACTCCTTCTCCTTTTACTCCTGGCAGAAAACCTATGGGTGTAGGTAAAAGTCAAGGACAAAATAGTGCTGTCAATATGTACATCAATGAAGATGACAACTTTGAAAAAATCATCAGTAGAACTCATCAAGATGCTGAGTATAACGATGATAACTTAGAAACAAAACTTACTATGTTTCACACCCAAAATGTAGAGATGGGTTTTATTAATTATGAATTAACTCCTCTTGAAAGAATGCAAGCTAAATATAGAGCAATTCTTCATAACTATAAAGAAAACTTAGAAAAAGAAGCTGATAGTCTACTCAAAAACTCCCCTGCTTATATCAAGGAACATAACAAAACTGATAAAAAGCATCTTATGACTATGGAGCAAAGTTTAGAAGAAAGGCATAAATATAAAAAAGATACAGAATTTCCTAGAGAGAAGTATACAGATCCAGATCCACCTTCTAGAAGTCATTTTGCATTATCAGAAGATCAAATGATGCGTATAGCATTTGAAGTTTCCAATGATGGCAAACAAGATTATGAAGTTGGACAAAGAGGAAGAATTACTAAAGACTATCCTAATGATGAAAGAAATAAAGTAGACAACTATAGATTTCGTCATTTTCCAGAAATGTCATATATTACTTTAGATGGAGATGATGGCTTTCAAGGATTTGAAAATTATTTAGACAATTCAGCTAAATCTAATCGTGATGGATTTTCTTCATCTTGGAATGAACCTACTATACAAGACTACCCAAATCCTGATGGTAAAGCAAATGTTAGTCCTGCTCAACTAGAAAATAAACCTGCTCCTGGTGGTCAATATTTAAATGCTAATGACCCAAATATGACTACTGAAGAAAAATTAAATAAAAATAAAATGCCAACCACCTACTATGATTTTAATGGTAATGAAAAGGAAGATAGAGGTGTTGAAGATACATATAACACACTCGGTTATGGCATATCAGGACATACAGTTTGATGAAATCTAAAACAGTTTTAAGTATATTAAATATTTGTAATTTTTTAGATAAAAATAACAAATTTGCTCTTTCTGACAAATTGTTTATTAAGGTTTCTCAGTATCATCCACAAACTAGTATTGATGTAACAGAAAATACCAATCATGAAGTTGAATGGGAAGAAATAGAAGAAGAAAACAAAGAACTAGATAAAGGCAGACAAGGTGAGCCTACTTCTTCTGGTTGGGTTAATCCAAGAAAATTAGAACCAGAAGGACATGGACAAAATGTTTCTGCTGATGAAATGAATTCTATAGAAGCACAAAATCATCCTGATCAAGTAGATGGTTCTGGAGCTAAAGTAATCATTCCAGATACATTAGGAAATTCTGCAATTAATGATCCAACATTCCTTGACAGATTTGAAGATGAAAATAAATCAGATGACCCAGCAATTAATAGATTGCCAAATAATAGAGTTATTTAGGAGAAAATTATGCCAATACCAATCAAACCAGTACATTCATTAGATTTGCATGCTGAACTTTTCGATGGTCCTTCTATGGAGGGATTAGGATTATCAGACATCCAAATTCAACTTTTAGGTATTACACCAACTGCAAACAGAGAAGCATCAAAAATCAGTACTTCTTATATTGAAATGCTCAGAACAATTGATGCAAGTACAGATGAACTAGTTACTGCTGCTAGTCAAATGGCTCTTAATAAAGATGGTAAAGTTTGCTCAGTTCCAAGCAATATCACAGACAATGATCTTTTAGCACTTAAGACTGCAGGATTAGTTACTGGATACGGTAGATCTGTTGAGCTTACTGAAAAAGCTAAATTAGCATTAAGAGATCATTATTTAAGCACAAATACTGTTAATGAATTTAGAAAAGGTAGATCTAAAGATAGATTTGATCTTGAAGAAGCTAGAAGTGTAAAAGCTAGTTCTGGCAGATTTAAGAAAGTTGCTGGCTGACTGTCCAGTGATGAACCTAGTTTAGAGTTCAATATTAGATTTATAGCAGACAATGACAAAATGAGATCTAAAGGCTTAATGCATGCAGATCCATTAGAAGAAAACGAAGTAGCTTTTTTTGTTTTTGATTATCCAGATTGTTATTCATTTTGGAATAAAAATGTGGATTTTGGTTTATCTTTAGCATTTTTAGATAAAGATTTTAAGATCCTAGATATCAAAGACATGGATGCTCATAGTGAAAAATCTTGTGTTCCTAAATCAAATAATGTGCAATTTGTTGTAGAAGCAAATCAAGGAACATTTGAAAAACAAAATGTAAAAATAGGAGATAAGCTTCTTTTGAAGGGAAAAAAGCTTATTTTAAATAAAGATACTAATTAAATACTTACAGGATTTTCTATTTTTAAATAAGAAATCTTTAATGTATTCTTTCTTGAGGAGAAAAAATAATTATGGCAGATAGAATTTTCCCAAACAGAATTCAAGAAGAAGCTCTTGATTCTGACCTTGTATTCCAAGGTATCGATTGGGACAACTTTAATGAAAGATTAGCCAAAGCAAAAGAACCTAAGCCAATGCCTAAAGAAGTTGAAGATATGCTTAAGGAAAAAGGCGAAGCTAACAAACCATCTAAAGAAGACACAGAAGATCTTAGCGATGTTCCACCACAACTCAGAAAGCATGTGGAAGAAAAGCAACAAAAGTCTAAATCTAAGAAATCTAAAAATGAAGATGAAGATGAAAAGTGCCCAGAATGCGATTGCGATCCTTGCGAATGTGATGAAGATGAAGATAAAGCTTCAATGGATCACAAAGATATGATCAGAAAAGGACCAAAAGCATCAAACAAGAAGGCTTCTGTTCATTTTACTCATCCATCGCAACTTTCAGCTGAAGCAGTTGAAGCAGCACTTGCTTCAGGTGACAAGGCATTAGCTAACACCATTTTAGCTGCAAGACATGAAAGAAGAGTCAGATTAGCATCGCAAATTCAAACAAGAGTTGCTGCTGAAAATGACAAGAATGTCAAGCTTGCACAAAGAAGAGCTTACAGAGAACAACTTGTAAAGATTGCTGAAGAGAAAGAAACTGAAGCAATGGAAAAGAAGTGTGGAGACTGTGGCAAGAAATATGCTGGTGAAAGCTGTGGATGCACTGCTGGTAAAGAAGCTGGTTGGGCTAAAACTGAGACTGAAATGAAAAAAGCATCCTCATTGTCAATCAATGCTAAGAAAGCATTTGCTGCAAAAGCATTAGCAGAGGGTTTCCCTGTTGAATATGTTGAAGCAATGTTAGGCAATACTGCTGCTACAGACAACTTGAAAGAAATCAAGAATGTCATGGCATCAGAACTTGAATCAAATGTCAAGATTGCTGCAGTTTCTTCAATGGTCAAGACTGCTACTTTAACAGATGCTGATTATTCCAGATTAGTTGATTACTGGAAGAATGAGTTAGGTTACGGTGATCAAGAGTGGATCGACGCACTCTTTACCAAAAAGTACGATAAATAATTCCTCAAGAAATATCGTCCCAGGAGATTTCTCCTGGGACGTATCTTAGAGTAATACCAGGATAAAAAATATGAGTAGATTTAGAAAAGTAAACGAAACAGAAAATATCCCAAGTTTCATTGAAAAAAGATTTGTAGGATCTCAAGTTAATATTGAAGATGATCCTTATGCTGAGTTAAGAAACAACTCAGCTGAAAATCAATTTAAGATCTCAAAAGAAACTATTGGTCTAAAAAAAGAAGCTTCTAATTTCGGAAAATCCTGGGAAAAGATTTCTGGAGCTTCAATGTATCAAGATCATAGAACTGAGAGCATTGCAGACAGAATTCTTTCTCAAGAATTAGGTGCTATCAAAAGAGCTGACTATGGAACCGATGAGGGTTTGAATGCTAGAACTACTACAAGTGGTTTGAAAGCTTTTTCAGCTGATGATTATATGAATGCTATGCTTTCTAAATCAGCTTCTATTTTCAATCCTGATATGATTGCAATTTCAGAAGAATTCTTAACAAGTCAAACTCAGAGCAGTGAACAATCTGTAGTTGAAATGCAAAGAAGAAGAGAAGCCAAGGCATCTAGACATCAAAGCTGGGAAGAAAAGCAAATTAACAACTTAAGAAAATCTCAAGTTGTTAATTCAAGAGCTCATAATATTTTAAGAACATCAAATGATTTAGAGCATACTTCACAATTTGGTATGGTTGATCCTGAAGCTTTAGATGCAAGAGAAGCACAAAGAGTTGCTTCACAAAACACAGCTAGAGAAGCAAGATTAGCTATCAAGAAAAATATCAAAGAAGAATTCGAAACCAAAGCTCAAAACAGAGCTCAAACAATCTCAGACATTTACAGCAGTATTGACATTAATTTCGATATAGACTAATGAGAAAAAAATCCAATTTTGAAATGCCCCTAGCATCAAGCCCAGGAGGACCTAATAATATTCCTCTTAATGGTGATGGTGATGAAGGGGTTACTAAAGCTGATTTGAAGAAACTTTTGGACGATGTAGTATCTAGTAAAGATCCAAATAATCTAGTAGAAGAAATAAATACAGCAGCTGATAATATTCAAAATAAAGATTTACAAAGTAGATTATATCATTTAGTAGATGCAATTCATATGGCAAGTGATCCAAGAAAAAGAACAAAGGATCCACAAACAGATGAATATGACCCTACTCATGTTGAATATGCTGAAAAAATTAAGAGAGAATTTTTAGCAGAGGTCAAGACAGTGTACAATTTTAGACAAGCACAACAAGTTCAAAAAAGAAAAAAGAAAACTAGAGGCAACCCTTTTAGAGTTTTAATGGGTAAAGTTGGAAAATTGCTTGACCACGGTATCGAAAAGAACGATATTGTTAGATATATTGCTAAGTTAAAATATTGGGATAAAGAAACAATTGAACGTGCTGTTGAAATTGTAAAAGAATACAACAGAAAGAAAGAGCAAAAAGATGATGAATCAAATGAAAAAACAGCTCTTAATGAAAAAACTGTAAATCTTGATGAATTACAAGAACAGAATCAAGAAGTCAAAGAAACTTTAGATAAATTAAAAGATTTAGCATCAAAAGGCAAAAACACTAAGACAGCAGCTATTGATTATGACAGAAAACCAGATTTCAAGAAAAGATCAACTGGAGAATTAATAGCTAGAGCATGCTTCCTTTTAGATTTACAAGATTATGGTAAATCAACAAAACAAGGTGATTTCAAAGAAGCAGCTGACAAGAAAGGTGTTGCTGAAGAACTCAAACAAATCAAAAGTGCATTGGTAGATAGAGGCTTTGATAAAGAAGAACTATCAATGTTAGGATTGGGAAAATAATATGGAAAAGGGATACAAAATCGAAACACATTACACCAGTCATGACCCAAAACAAATAGAGAAGGTTTTAGGTGAAGAAAGTTTATTTAATATTATCAAAGATCTTTCAAAAGATCTCTCTGGTAAACACTCTTTTGTATCCAATCCTTTAGAAGATATGGATCATTCCCATTTTGATATGGGTAGTCCTATTGTTATTGATTTTATGAATTCTGGTGGTCCTGATCTATTAGGCAAAATTCTTAAATGCTCAAACTCTGAAGCATTAACAAAAATAGCAAATTTAGAAAAAAGATTTATCAATATCAAAGTTGCAGAAGAAAGAAATACTCTTCGTTTTGCTTACATGGCATTGCAAAACTTTTTAGATAAAAATAATGAAGCAGCTAAAATGGAAAGAGTTGCTTACAAAAATAATGAAAAATCTTCTGGATATTGGCAGATTGAAGCTATTAATGCTATAGATAAACTTAAGTCATTTGCTAATAATGAAAGAAAAAATAAGTTTGTCAAAGAAGCTAGACAGATTATTCTTTCCAATGATAAGAAAGTGATCGCTATGGTAGCAAAATCACTTCATAATTGGTATTCAGAAATCACTCCAAAAGAAAATAGAAGAGTTGCATATACTACTCTTTCAACTCAAACAAATGAACCTTATTTACTCTGCCCTAAAGGTAAATTCCAAGGTTACAAAGCTCCTGTACCAATGGAGATTTCTAAATGTGTCAATAACTGTATTGACAGCAGATTAGACAAAGATGGACATGTTACTTGTGGATATCAAGATTGGTTGAAAGTAGCATTCCAAACACACGATGAAGCTATGGCTAGATTAGATGTTCATACTCATCCAGATAATGAAGCTAATGCTCTTGAACTTAAAGAAGGTGAAAGATCTAAGAAATTAACCGAAGGTGAAGTAGGTTATGAAGCTAGATTTAATATGAGCACTCAAGGTGCTAATAAGTTAAGAGAAAAAACTAACTACGAAGATTCAATTGAAACTCAATTATCAGATAATAAAGCAGTTAAATGGGGTCATCAACAGGATGATAAACCTGTCAAGAGACCTAAACAAGCACAATC